GTGTACTACTACTAAGTTCTAAAACTGTTACTGGTGTCGATACAGACAATTACTATGTAAGTGTACTTGACAATAATGAAGCAGTACAAGAACTTAATTTAAACACACCGGTTAAGCAAGGCGAACGTATTGATTGGAATGAAGTATTACCGATCTACGGAGGTTATAAAGCTGGAATAAGTCAAATTAGATTTACTAAACCTAACGGAACTGAAATAGTAGGAACATTTACATTAAACCCATTAGATAGTTCGTATCTAAATGTTACTTTTGATAGCGATACTTTACCAAGTAATAATTCAGACATTCCGTTTGTATCAGGTATTATTGATCCAACTACATTTAATCCAAAAGATCACAGTATTACTAAAAATACAAAATATTTGATATTAGATAATATTGGAAACAAATCAAATACAGATGGGCCTGACGCTTGGAAGAATAACGACGGTACAGATTTTTATGCTAGTACCAACGATATAATCGAATGGGACGGAACTAAATGGTCTATAATATTTGATAGTTCTAGTTCAACTGCTATAAGATATCTACAAAATCAAAACACAATGATACAATATATGTGGGACGGCGAGCAATGGCTTAAATCCTTTGAAGGCGAATATACAGCCGGATATTGGGGTTTTGATCTAATTCCTTAATATATAATTGTATGCAAAAACGTGCCGGTATTCTATTTCTGTCAACAGTTTCCAGTAGAGTTTTCTTACTATGGGAAAGCAAATGGACTGTACCTACTTTTATTAGAGAAAAATCTGTAATAGAAGATGCCCAATCTATGTTATCTTCTTACAATTTGCCGGACGCTAAATTTGTTCCTATTGAACTTTATACTAGTAAAGATAGTGGATTTGAATATAGTACGTATGCTGTTTTAGTTGATCATGAATTTGTTAGTCCAAGCGGAACATACTGTTGGTCAACACTAGATGACTTACCTAAAAATGTACATATTGGTTTGAAGAATACATTATCAAATAAAATTATTCAAGTTAAGATTGAAACAATAATAGCAACAGGAAAGAGTTATGATATCAATTAAAAAAAGCTCAAGCTATCGTAGAGATTGCGAAATATATGAAAAGTATATTAATTTCTTACACGGTGCCGATCAAAAAGCATTTGAAGAAATGTATAAAACGTTTAAGAATCTTGTAGATGAGTTTGATAAACAAGCATTATCGCTCGATAGTCATTCTATGACTTATAATACACACACTCAATTAAAAGACAGACTAAACGCTCATAAAAAGAAAATGGACGATCAAGTTAAGACTGAGAAACATATTGCTCGACTGATTCAAAGTCGCTCAATGTCATAACATCATTTAATTTTCTCATATCTGCTTTTGTAAAAATTTGATATTGGCCTTCTAAATTTTTAGGAAACGCAATTTCTTCAATACCAGCATTATATCTAGAAGCAATAATTTCAGCAACTTCTTTAAAACTGATAGCGTTGCCAGTACCTAGATTAAATACCCCGTTAAATGGTTCTTTACTTGCTTGTATAACTGTTTTAACAACATCGTTAACACACACAAAGTCTCTTTTATAATTTTCGCTTCCTTCAAATATATAAATTTTTTTCTTTTCTTTTGCTTGCTTAGTAAACTTGTGTACAGGACTTGCTTGGTCACCTTTAAACTGTTCGCCTTCACCGTAAACATTAAAGTAGCGCCAGCCTTGAATTTTAGCATCGGGCTTTACTTTTAAAATTTCTTCAACTTTTTTATCTAGTATTGCTTTACTTTCAGCATACAAAGATTTAGGATTAGGTTCAGCATCTTCTTTAAAATATAAATCTGTACCATATACTCCAGCAGAACTAGCATATGAAAATAAAATATTATGCTCCAAACAATCGTGTAATAATTTAATTGACGGTTTAATATTGTACCCATCAATCTTTGCTTTGTTTGTTTCTGTCGTACTGCTTATTGCTCCATTATGGAATACACATTCTATGTTTTTCCAATCATTAAAATTAGCGTAAAACTCTCGCATTTGTATTAATGCTTTGTATTCACATCCAGCAATATTGTCTGCTTTTTTTGATTCATCAACTAAGATTAAATCTGTTCGTCCTTGTTTATTAAGTTCTTTAACAATGTTTGAACCAATAAATCCAAGTGCTCCTGTTACTATAATCATTTAAAATACTCTTCCGAATTAACTGCTTTGTCATCTATCCATAAATCATAATGTGGCTTAGATGTCTTTATCGATGTATATTTAACTCCCCAGTCGGATAATTGAGATTTTGTGAAGAGGTACCAATCCATTCCTGATTGTGCTCCTCGAGCAGTCCAGTAATGAATTTCATGGCCTTCATCGTATAGCTTGTTTAGTTGTTCAATGCGTTTTGTAATAGGTTGGCTTTCTTTATAGTTGCTACTTTTTGTAGATGCTATAGTGCCGTCTATATCAACTATATAAATCATTAAGTTTCCTGCTGTTGACTATCACCTGGAATAATTCTAAAATTATCTTCAACCGAATCCGGTGTGCTAACTTCAGTAATGCTACTCATTGGCTCTAGAGCTTCAAGCTGATGAGGCTGTAACGGAGGATTATGCCAAGTGTCACCGTCTTTTAATTCTTTTTCAAATAATTTTGCTTCCTTAGTGTCGATCCAGCGTACTTTAAATCTTCCATTATTAACAAACCAAGTTTCGTCTTTGTCCTTGTGGAAGTGCATACTAAACTTCGCTCCTACTTTTTCAAATACCATAATCTTACCGCAGTATTTGTCGTTGGTTGCCCAAATTAATTCATAGCCCCAACCTTTATCTACTTTGCCTTCAAGTCGTGTCATTTAGTTTCCTCTAATATTTTAGATGTGCTATAATCTTTTACTCTTGGAAAGATTACAACTTCTGCTAGATCATGTCCAACAGTTGTTTCAACAGTGTAGTCTCCGCCCTTTACTATTATATCTGGTTTTACAGATTTAATCAAGTCATAAGGAGTATCTTCGGTAAAAATAATTACTTCGTCTACAATAGCAAGGCTTTCGAGCATTGTTTTTCTATCTTCTTGATTAAACTTTGGACGACTGTCTCCTTTAAGTTTCTTAACACTAGCATCACTGTTTATTGCTACAATTAATTTATCACCTTGTTGTTTAGCAAATTTTAATAATTTTAAATGACCCAGATGTAATACATCAAAACACCCGTTTGTAAAAACAACTTTTTCTTTAATATCTTTTTCTTTTACACAGTATGTGCCGTTGTGACTAACTGCTATACTTGCTACTTTAGCGGCGATTTCTAATGATTCTTCTAATGTGTAATCATTTGTTAGTCCATAAACAATACCTGCTAGTGTACTATCGCCTGCTCCGGTAATATCAAAAACCTCAGTTTCAAAACTCGATTGTCTTTGAATGTATCCGTCTTTGCCGACTAATATCATTCCGTCTGGGCCTAGTGTGATAAGCATATATTCGAAGTTATACTTCTTACAAGCAAGTATGCCTTTGCGAATCATATCATCGTAATCTTTAAAATCGTTTACAAGTTCAGCAAATTCTTTTTTATTAGGCTTTACTAACCAAGCATTTTTATAATTATGAAGATTTTGTTTAGGATCAACTATAACTTTAATATTTCTATTTTTTAATTTTTCAAACTGCTCTGAACAATCTCCAATGGTACCTTTGTTATAATCGCTTACAATAAGATACTGAGTATCTTCACTGCAGTACTGCTCAACATTAATAGGATTTGAAAATCTTTTTTCGTTATCGATTCTAGCAATCTGTTGATTATTACAAATTAAACGTTTTTTTGTAATAGTAGGACAATCGTTATCTTTAAGATAACTTACATAGATTGGTGATAAGAATTCAGAAAGCATTACTGCTTCTTCATCACAGCCAACTTTACCAATAGCATTAACTTTACATCCTAATGTGCTGAGATTCTGAGCAACGTTTGCGGCACCGCCTGCCGCATACTCTGTTTTAATTGTTTTGATAACTGGAACAGGAGCTTCTGGACTTATTCTGTCCGAAACACCGTATTCGAATATATCTAAAATGAAGTCGCCAATAACTGTAATCATACAAATAGTTATCTGCGCACTTAATTAGAGAGGGTAAATCAGGCTTATTATGCCTGTGCTTCGCCCCATTTAAGAACAATGTTACCTGCTGTATCGTCACCAGTAGCTTTATAAATGTTAATCGCTAACACATCAGGTCCATTCGGGAATGTACCTCTACCACCTAGTGTAGTATTAGTTAATTCTTTCAACTGTGCTAGATCTAGCTCTGAACGTTCGCCTGGCACAGCAATAAATTTGAATACTGTTTCGCCTGGTTCGGCATATCCCGCCTCACCAAATTCAAATGTTACAGTGTCACTTGGATTAATATCATTCAACGATGTTTGGTTAAATGTAACTTCATAAAATGTTGTAGGTCCCTGTACTAGTTTTTGAACACTTGATACCGCAGTACCACCTGGCCAGTTAGTATCAGTAGAACTTACTGGAGTACCTACTGTTGCTCCCGATGCTTCCCAACTTGCTTGAGTAAACAGCAATCTAGATGTTCTTCCAGTAAATGCTCTGTATAAAAATCTAACTGTTGAAGAAGTATTAACTCTTGTAGTTGCCTGGGTTCTGCCTGATTGTGCTTGGAAGTCTACGTCGTATATTCCATTTACAAATCTAACATTTAGAACAAAGTATGTGCCAGCAAATCCGCCAGTATACGCACTTGGATTTTGAGAATAAATTTCTGATCCAATAAGAACTGGACCTGTACTATTATAACTTGACGAGGTCAAACTTAATGGTGTGTTAAATTCATTGTTGAGCACTGGAACATAGTTGTAACCTGTATCAATATCGCCACTAACTGTTGCTGTTGTAGTAACTGTTGTAGCGCCCCAGTCAATCGAACCGCCCGGAGCAATCTGTGCGAAACTAGGCTGTCCTCCCTGTGATGGTGTTGCTAGCCCTGACCAAGCAACGTCAGCAACATTTATTGGGTAGTTTTGCGGATTAAGCACTCCCTCAACAATAATACCACCTTGGATAGTCGATCCACCAACTTCTCCGTCGGAAGTAACCTCAATACCTTGTAGTAGTAATTGTGCTCTGTTTAGTAGTTCTCTTTCACCTAAGTCTCCTGTAACAGCATTACTAACACTAGGTGCTAGTCTAAGCAAGAATGCCGTAGATCTAACACTGGTAATTTCAATACCCGTTGCAGCGTATGAGAAAATGTAACCTCGGTCTTCATCGAACCCACCGTCTGTAATAAACGCTGAACCCCAGTGAGATATCAGCGGTGTTGTTGTATTTGTTAAAAGAACAACTCCTGTTCTTGCGTCATGTGTTGCTGTAGCGCCAGCTGAGTATACTCTATCTGCTCCTTGAGCAAATAAATTATATGTTGATCCTCTAGTAAGACCAGTTAATCGTTTTTGAGCTGTATCAATTGTCGCATACTTTATAATCTCATTATCAACATACACTGTTCCCGATTCCGGAAATCCTGTTATATCGTCAAGTTCTAAAAAGTCTTGTGTATTACTAACATCTGATAAAAGTCTTACAACAGGTCCTTCATTAGTAACTTCGTAACGTACAGGCAAGTTACCTGAACGCATATATGCTTCTGTGTTTACGTTTGAATTCCTAATTCTATGACAGAATATAAAGTTACCGTCCGCTCCACGTACCATATAATCAATAAATCCAGCACCGTACCATGAATATTGAATACCAATCATCTGCATTTTTGTAATGTCTAGATTGTATCCACTTGGACCGTTACCATCCATCTTATCTAAATTAAAATGTTCTTGTTTAACCCTTTTATCCTGTACTAAACTTGCTTTTGCTCCAGCAACAGGTGTTACTCCTCTAAAATCAGGAGCAACGTAAGCTAAAGTTTGAGAAGCAATGTTAGAAATAACATGTGTCATACCTTTAATAACAATTCTATCTCCTGCTTTTAGCTGATCTGTAAAGCGTGTTCCTGCTCCATTTAACACATTACTATCAGGATTAATTGATATAGTTCCGGCAATCTGTTTAGTAGATGTTCTTTGTACTACTGATATTGACTCGCCGTCGTATTCCCAAAAAATTCCATTTTGATCATCAAAGATTCCCGAACGCACAAACGCACCCGTCCAACGTAAAGTAGATACTTGACATTCAGGGCTTAAAATTGCTCTCTTAGAACCAAGTCTACGTGTAGAAATATATGTAAATACTCTTTCATTAACTACATCGTCTACATAATAATCGCCATTATACCCGGCAGTTTCGCATCCAATAATTCTAATTTCCGCGCCTGGTTGTAGACCATGATCGTTATCGCCTAGTTCAACTGTTACGGTAGACCCAACTTCAATACTACTACTGTCAATAGTTAAAATATCATAACTTGGCGCAAATAGCGCACCAGTTGTATACATAATACCTTTACCTGACTGGTAACGAATATACTTTTTACTTTGACGTATCGCTTGCGCACCATATTGTGGGCCACCTGTACCTAGTTGTACGCCACCGTCAAACGGTCTGTGAACAAAGAAACTGTCTGGTCTTGTATATATTTCTCCTTCAACGCCACCATTGGCTACATCAATATTTCCTGGTGCTCTAGCACTAAACCTCAATGATGATAAACTTGGTACTTGTGTAGCACTGAAGCTTCCTGCTACAAGATTATGATTATTTGTGCCATCATCTGAACCAATTGTAGTAATAAAGTTTCCTCCAGGCACAATACCATGCGGGGCTGTAAACGACACTTCTAGTGTAGCTAGAGCTTCATATGTTAACACTGTTCCACTTGGAATATCCGTTACAGTATTCTCACTAATTAAAATAGTACTGTATAGATCAAAGGATGCTCCGCTTACTGGTGTTCCACTTGCTGATGCTAATACAACCTCACCACTAGCACCAATACTTGAAATTGTAATAGTTAAATCATTCGATGGAGTTAATCCATCAAGAATATTTCCTGGTACTAATATTTTGTTTCCAGGCTGATACAGTGTTCCTTCACTGCCGCCTTCAATGCCAACTGAATATGTTCCTGCGCTACGAGTAACTTGGAAGGATGCTCCTGAACCTTGTGTTGCAACATTAATTCCAGAAACGGTAAAGAATGTTTCAGAGCCGTTGGCTACACCTGTATTTGTAAATTGGAATATTCTACCTGTGCCGCCTGCTGTGCCAGTAAATGTATACGCACTAATAAATCCTGTACCGCCAGCTGTACCTGCTAAGTTAGATACTGCTTGAACGCCGCCTGTACCGCCAGCTGTACCTGTTACTGTAACTGATTCTAATACCCCTGCGCCGTCGTGAGCGTCTACAGTCATTACAAGATCATTAGCAGGAGATGCTCCGTCAAGTTGTGTTCCTAGGATACGAACTTCGTCGCCGCCGTTGTAATCAAGTCCGCCTGAACTAACACTAACACTATAAGTTCCGCCTGTGCCGTCAACATTTTTAGTAACATTAAATGTTGCTCCTGTACCAGATCCAGTTGATGAATCTTGGCTAAGATTAGTATAAGATTTTTCAATTTGACTAACTTGGAATGTAGCATCATTTGTAGAACTTGTAGCGTCTAGCAATGCTCCGTCAATAGTTAAACTTTCATTAATAGCATAACCATCGCCTGAATCAACTATTACTAAGGAACTATATCCAGTTCCTAATTTTACTATTCCAAACGTAGCTAATGTTCCGCTTGCTGAACCTGATGCTACTAAGTCACTATAAACTTTAGCAACTTCAGTAACAGTAATAGTAATATCATTAGTAGAAGTTACTCCACCAAGGTCTGATCCGTCAAGTGTAATAGTATCATTTAACGCATACCCGTCACCAATAGTACTATCAGCCAGTAATGCTTGAGTGACTGTTGTATATGTAGAACCTTCTTTATCTACATCCCACAATGCTCCTGAACCTATGCCTGATGTAGAAGATTGTGCTACATTTGAATATGAATCTGCAATACTGGTGATTGAAATTGTAACATCGTTTGCTGGAGAAGTACTATTATTAAAAATACTACCAGGAACAATAATATCATCTCCAGAAGCAAAGCCAGTACCTGCTAAGTTAAGTGATACAGTATAATCTGTACTTCCTCTTTCGATATCGAATGTTGCTCCAGAACCTGTTCCAGTTGTGGTATAATTTGAATCATTAACTCCAATAATTGTTTGAGATGGAATAGGGTTAGCTTCACCTCTCCACAGCACTGTAGTAATGTTACTGGTACTTCCGTCATCAGCGCCTGCTACAGTAATATATAAATCGTTTAAAGGTGTTGTTCCCCCAATATCGCTTCCTGATACTTTAATAGTATCGCCTATAGCATAATCAAAACCACCACTGTCTACTTCTACAGTAACATACGTTTGATCTGAACCTCTCGTAACATTAAACGAAGCTTCGCTACCTGTACCTACAACATTACTACCTGTAATTCCTGTATAAGTTTGAACATCACCTACCAGTGTTCCAGTAGTAGGATCACTTAGATCGATTGTACTTCCTGAAATGTCTTCAACAAGTATTAAGTTTCCGTCACCGTCATCTAAACCTAAGTTTGGAACAACTCCTGTAGGGTTACTAACTGTTACTGTTGTAGTTCCCGGCGGATATGTTCCAATAAGTCCTGGCGAAACCACAATGCCGCCGCCGCCAACAACACCAGTTACCTGTGTTCCTGAAGGAAGGCCGCCTCCTGATATAGGAGCTCCTACTTCTGGAGCAATGCCAGTATATGCTATTCTACTAGTGTTGGGAGATGTTCTAAATTGAGTTGTAATATCGCCTGAGGTTCCTTGTGATACAACACTAAATGTTGGATTACCAATGCTAGCCCCTGTATAAAACCCGCCTTCTCTAATTTGAGCAAAGTTTGTTTGTATTTCTACACCGCTAGTAACACCAACCTTACCTTTCGCAAAATATGTAAATGTATTTCCATCTGGCACAGTAATTACTACAAATGATCCTTCTGCTCTAGCATAACCAAGTACACTTTGATCTAGACCTAATACTGTTATTGGTTGTCCTGCTTCAAATCCATGATTTCCAATAGTATTAACTGTTATAATAGATGAACCAATATTGTCTGTAGTTTCTGAAGCATCAGAAGTAATGGTGGCTACATTTAACTCAGTTCCAGGAACCTCGTAAATTGAAGGATAACCACGCTGTGTAGCAATGGCGCTCCATTTAGTAGGCTGTAGTCCGTACTCAAAGTCAGCATCAAGCATTGACAATGGAGGAGCAATACGCATACGTTCAATAGCATCTGTACCAAAATCAAACGGTCTAGTTGTTGTAATACTTTTTCCGTTTTCTGTATATTCAATAAAAATTTGTATATCGTCCGAAGCACTAGCCTCTGACGTATCAGCAGTTAAATGGATTTCCGTTACAGTATCTGTTTTTTGTAAAAATGTACTAAATTGTTCATTAGGTCTATCGCCAAATATATCATCGTACTTTTCTTGAGTTACTGTACCTCCTAGTGTATTAGCACTAAAATTATAAATTACTGTATTTGCTGTAGTATTTGTTATTAGAAGAATATCTTCTCCAGTATAGTTTCCAGCGAATGATACTTTTGTATATCCAGCTTCGACTAAACTAGGCAATGACGAAATACCATTTCTAATTACAGCAAGAAGAATTAATGTATCTGCTTCAATGATTTCAGCAGTACCACTTACAAACTGTGTTTCTTCTATAACTTGGTCTACAGTAGTATTAAGTTTATTTTCATATTCAGTATTAGTAATGATATAGTCTTGTATTACATTACTTAGATATCTATGTGTTTCAGTTTCGGGCTGTCTATCACCGTCAATTTGTGCTGTATCTTTTTCCCAATAATGTCTAACAACATATCTAATTTTTTCGTTGCCACCGTATCTTAAATCATACAAATAAGCATCTAGTACGTACTCGGTATCACGTTCACATTTTGCTTGATTGTATGTGTAGTTTGCGAAAGGATATGTTGATAAAACTTCTGTTGGAAGTGCTGTTAGTCCATTTTCAATAACATTATAAATTATTGAAAATAGCTCTGTAATTCTTGCTGAAACTCCAGCTTCGGCCGGTGCGCCTGATGTGTATTGTGTTTCGTATGTAGAATCGCCAGGATCTTGGTAGCTAGCAAAGGCTGTACCAGTCATAATATTGCTGTTGACAATTCCTTCAAGCCACTGATATGTTAATATTTCTGCTTGTCTATCACCGTCAATTTGCGGAGTATCATCGATCCAGTAAAAACTAGCAATGTATCTTGTGTTCCAGTTTCCGCCCCAACGTAAATCTTTATGGATTGCGTTTAGTACATATCCAATATCTCTTTCGCATTTATCTTGATTATATGTATAATTAAAAAATCCAGGGGCGCCTGCGTCTCGTCTATCTTCAATATAAAGTAATGTTTCTAATGTTAGAAAATCAATATTTTCAAAAAATAAATCTGCGCCAGTTGGAAACAAACTAGCATTAGTGTCTGTTGTAATTCTAGAATTAATATAAGCAACTGCTTCTGCTTTTAAAAAGTCTTTGTTGCTATTAAGAGCACTGTATGCCGCTGGATACTTGTTACCGTTGTAACTAATACCAGGACGAAAAACGTAATTTTCTACTTTGGTCTTTGCCATTCGTTATGCTCCAAATACCACTGCGTAAGCAATTGAGTTATTATCCACGTAGTCTTTCCTCACTAAATCACCGCCGTTTACCGGTGCTGTCCCGGAACTAGGTGCTGTTGTAAAAGCAACTGTTCCAGCAATAACGCTAGAATTAAAATTAATATTAGCGTTTGATGCAGTTAAACTTGCCGGCGACCCTTGATCAGCTACAACATTAATAGATGTTGCTCTTAACGTTCCTGGACTTTCTGTACCAATATTTACGTTTTCTATTGCGCCTCTGGTAGTACTCTTGATTTCAACTTTACCATCAATAATACTAATTTTGTTCTCACCGTTAGTTCTTAATCTGGTATTGCCATCAACTGTTAATCCATTTAAAGTTCCTACTGAAATTAAACTAGAGCCAATAACTGTCGGCGACAGTGTTGTTCCGCCATTAGTAAACAATGGCTGGTTTGAAATAGTAATTGTATTTGTACTAATTTCAGGAACAGAAATACTGTTATCGAGTGTTAATGACGTAGCGGCTATATTGCCAGCGGTATTAACTAAAAATCCCGGACTCTCAAAACCTGACTTACTTTTTAATCTAGTATAATTTACTGCCATTTTAATTCCTATCTAGTGTATTTATGTGCTTATAATCTACCAACTACAATCTCTATTGTGCCTACCACTTGGGTATCACTATATCCTTCTAATGCTTTTCCAATTACACTTCCCATCTTAGGATCTTGACTGGCAGTTGCTACACCTTCGATATCACTAACAATTAACATATCTCCTTTGGCTACTTCTCCTACTACTTTACATGGAACTCGTCCTTGTAAAGCAACAGTTACAGTATTTTCAACAGACAGTTCATTATTCATGATAAATGCTGGATTAGTTGAAACTACTCCTGCTACTTTTCTATTTCCAATACCTGTTGCCGCTGTTACTTCTTTTGGGCCTCCAAATATTAAAACCGTACCAGGTTCGTAATTATTATCGGCTTCATATTTCTCTGCTAAGTCAGCCCATCTTGCTGTTTGTGCTGTAGCATTTAGTGTAGAAGTATCAACATCAACTGTGATGCCGCTATTAGCATATAAGATATTTCCACTAATACTTGAAGTTCCGCTAGCCATAACTAATGGATAAGTGTTTGATGTAACAGGATTAACAATAACAGTACTGGCTGTTCCGCCACCACCACCACCACCGCCGATAGCACTAATTGTAACAGTATCAGTTACCGAATCAGTTGTAAGAATGATGTTTGCGCCAGCAGTTAATGTTAGCTGATCTTGTTCTCTGTCAGCAATCAAACTGTCTTGTCCCGCAACAGCTACTACTCCAAAACTAGGACCTGAATTAGCTGACACTGCCGCCACCGCCTGTCCGCCGCCACCGGTTGAATTAATTATAATTTCTTTTGTGATAGGATCTGAAGTAATATCAATATTAGATCCAGCTCTTAATGTAAGGTTATCGTTTGTACTTGATGATACAATATCGTTTTGTCCAGGTACTATAATTCTATTAAAATAATTTACTATGTCACCATCAATCTTTGTACCTTCGGGTAAATTAATAGTACTACCTGTTGCTGAAATCGGTGCGTTATTAAAGTATACAGTATCTTTTACATATAAGTTATCCCAGGTATTTGTTATACTACCTAAATTATATGTAGCGTCGGTATCAGGAACAATATGAGAATCAATTGCTGTTAATACAATGTTCGTACCGCTATTAACACCGCCGCCGCTGCCGCCTGGAGTCGGGTCAGGTTGTGTATTAGGTACTAAGAATGTTTTATTAACTGGCGGAACAAGTGTATTAATTGATCCGCTATAGCTAACATTAAAGATTGCTTTACAACCTTCAAACGCTGTAATCTTAGCTGACAGTTTGATACTTACATAACTGTCATTAACTTCAGCACTAATATCTACAATTTCGTCATCAATAGAAGCACGGCCAAATACAGCAAAGTTAGCCTCATCTGGTCTAGCAACTACCATCACTTGTAGAGTTTCTTTTTTGTTTGAATCTACTTCGACAGTAATATTATATGTAGCACTGGCAAAATCTCCAACATACCATCTATCTATTTCAGTATCTTGAAATATAGAAGTCCAAGGCCCGTTATATAAAAACTGGCCGCCGTTTTTAAACAGTAATGTGTTGTGTACACCACGTGAAAAGAATGTTGGAAAACTCATTTATTAATCCCTTGTTGTAGTGTATTTAACCAAAATTAAAGAAAAAGATAAGCCCCCAATTAAGGGGGCTTAGTGCTAGTTCTTAACTGTGATTAGCTTACCGTACTCGGGCAAATACAAGTATTCAATTTCGCTTCGAACTAGCGTTTCAACAGCATTATCAAGTGTTTCGACCAAAGGATCTCCACCAAGATTAAAACTTGTGTTGAAAATGATTGGTATCTCTGTAGCATCGTAAAATGATTTAATAAGATCATAATAGTGAGGATTTTGATCCCGTTTCACCGTTTGAATTCTACAGGTACCATCTACGTGAATGATTGAAGGAATTTTTTCTTCAATACCAGGCTGGCAATTTACAGCATACATCATATGCGGTGTTTCATCCATGCCACGTAGATCAAACCATTCGTGTACATGTTCATGAAGAATAGTACCAGCAAATGGTCTAAAGTATTCTCTATGCTTAACCTTGTTGACGTGATCTTTGCCATCAGGATCAGTTGGATCGTAGAGAATACTTCTATTTCCAAGGGCTCTTGGACCATTCTCGGAGCGACCTTGGAAAATTGTTACGATATTTCTGTTTTTAAGTAATGCTACTACGTCTTCGTTTGTAGCATCTTTTACTTCAGCATCATATTTTTCAACAACACTAGAAATATCTGAATCTGAATAATTATATTGTGGTCCTAGATACAGTGTATCTAATTTTTGAATTTCTGAACTACCTTCTTGGGCATGCCAAAACATAAGGGCGGCGCCCATAGCAGTTCCAGCATCATTTGAAATAGGTTCAACATAAATTTCAATGCCTTCACCTTTTAATGCTTCAAGGTAATGATAGTTAGCAACACAATTAAGTCCGTAGCCACCACTAATAACAACTTTCTTTTTACCTGTCATTTCAACTGCTTTACGGATTAAATTAGTAACCTGTTCTTGTGTTTCTGTTTGACAAGCATACGCTAAGTCACGTCTGCTTTGTAACAGAGTTACATCATCTGTTGGGTTTTCTGGCCACTCATTTAGTGCTTCATACAAGACAGAATTTACTCTACCACTAGCAGGATAAAGAGGAATAATTGCGTTTCTGTTACTAAACTCAGCAGTTCCTACTTTTTCAAACAACGGTGGAATACCATCGTTGGGTTTTCCATATGGAAATAGCCCCATAGTTTTGCCTGCTTCAATTGAACTCCAGCCGCAATACTCAGTTACACCTTCATAAGTTTTTACAATTCCGGCTCTGTCAGTTAACCATGCTTCGTGTGTTTCACCCGGCTCGCCAAATTGTTCACTTGATAAATCTGGAATATAATTAGACGAAATCGCCTCTTTTGTTCCGTAATGTTTATACAGCGTTTTAAACTCTGCTGGATAGTTACAGTCTACAATAGATTCGACTTCCCAAACCCATAGCGGTTGATTATCATAAGCCATTTGAATAAATGTGCCTGCGCCATCAACAATTAAACTAACAGCGTCATCAAAACCAGAACGGAAAAAAGCACAAGCTGAATGAAGTTTATGATGCATATAACTTAGGTCTACTACTTGAGGATGATTATGTAAATCAACTCCTCTATTTTCAATTAAGCCCATTTTACGTGCTAGACCTGTATACACATCATCGCCTGTATAGTCAACTGTACCTGCTGTATCTTTTAACGATTGTGTATGAGCTACAACAAGATAATCAATTTTATCTGTGTATTCTAAAATTTTCATAATAGAAGCATAAGGACCTCCATCATATTTTTGTCTAGTTAGTCGTTCTTCTTCAATAGAAAAAACAATTTCACCGTCTTTCATTAAACACACGCCGGAATTATGCCCACGTGCGATTGCCGCAATCCAACCAGTCTTTTTTATTTCTTTCATTTTTGTTTTTTCCCTAGTACCGTATTAACAACATAATCTTGAATAGGTCCTGTCATAGTCATAATAGTTTCATGATGTCTATCTACAGTCTCATCCATTGTAATTCTAATTGGAGAATACTGACGTTCTTCCTCACCAAAATCTACAATATTCATGTTTGAATCATTAGGATAAGAAACATTAATTGGGTATGTTGATCCTAGTATTACAGTACTCTTTGTTCCAACAATGTGTGCTAAATGTTGACCAACACTGTCACAACCTAGGAAGTGATCAGCATACTTAATCAATCCAGCCCACTGTCGAAGGTTTAATCCTTCTGGTGAAGCAACATCGTCTTTGTATTTCTCTTGAGTTAAATCCATTTTATATTCACTCATTAAAATAACCCCAAAATTCTTTTCTTGAAATTTTCCAATAAGTGCTTTTAGATCTTTATACTCAATACTGCGTGATGTTGGATCTAAGAATGTTTCGTCAACATATTGAATCCCTCTACCAAAAGGCTGGATAACAATAATTTTTTCTTTTTTGAGTTTTTCTTTAACTTGTGTTACCATTTGACGCCCAGTAACTAGTTCTTCCTTACTCAAACGCAATGTAGGCTTATCTAAATCTCTAACACCTTGATTATTAATTTCAATATCAAATGCTTGAGCTAGACTACATTGCTGATTATAATATTCCCAAACCCTATAAGGTTCAGTACTTACAATTTGTCTTTCACGAAGTTTGTCTTCAAACAAGTTTTTGTGCATTACATCGTATGTTCTTTTATCTAAAGACGGATGCCCTTTAAAAATATCACTTCCGCCTTCGCATACAATAATAAAGTCTTTGTCTCCCGATTCTTTTTCATATTTTTCCAATGCGGGAATAGAGCAAATCATTCGGCCTGCTCCGCCATTTAAGAAAAATGCTTTTGATTTCTGTTCCATTTGTACTCCAAGAATATAGGTCCGATGCTAATATATATTTTAATATAAAAGTACCGGACCTAGATCTGGATCAAATGATTATTGTATTGTTGGTAAATCTACTGGAAAAGGAATTTTCCAATGTGCGTGATCAGCATACTTTGTTGGAATACTGCGTAACCACGATACATGTTCTCTTAGTGCAGCATCATCTTCATCAGTATAATCTGTTTCGTCACTATCAAGGTTTGCTTCAAGTTCATCCGCATAATTAGCCCACTGTAGAAGCGTATCTTCTCTAGTGTTAGCATGTTGTCTAAGTTCAGGGCCGCTAAAAGTATTATTAGCTGGATTCCAAACTACTGATTCATTGTAACACACTTGACCAATAACACCACTGTCATCATAAGTGTAATTAAACGTAAATGTTTCACCATCTGCGTCTGTTAGTTCTTCTGAAATGTCTTCAATTTCTTCATGCGAGTAACAATGAGTAAAGTATGCAGCAATCTTTGGATGATCCTTTGCTTGAACAGCAATATGATAATGGCCATCTTCAATTTGATTTTCCATGTTTAGCTCGGCTTCTGTTTCACCAGCCATTTCTAAGTTTCTTACTTTGTGTGTGTTATTTTCAACACAAAAGCATAACCATTTTGGACCGTCATACGTACAATTTACCGTTTTGTTTAACTCGGTAGTATTTAAGTATGGTCCATCTGGTAGTGTAAATGTAAATTGTTTAATCATTTTCTATCCTCTACATTATTTAGTTTACGATTCAATAAAGCGAATTCTAATTCCGCCATGTCCACCTCTTGTACCGTGATCTCTCACGTCTGGGCAAGGTGTTGGTGGAACACCACCTGATCCAATTGGGCCATATGGGAAACAACCGTGCATGTTGTAACAACCACAAGCTCTGTTTGAACGCCAGCAATAGTTAAAAGGAATACCTCTTGTTGGCGACTTACTTAACGCATTAACAGCGTTAACCATTTGCTTTCTTCCCTGTCCTGACCAAAGTGAGTGTCTATTGTCGTTCTCAGTTCTGTAAGTAGCATGACTTCCATCTCCGCAACTAAACATGTGCGAAGGTAGTGGAATACTGTAGTAAAATTGACATGGACATCTTGGATAACATCCAAAGAAGTGCGAACAACCAACTTGTCCGCAACAGTTTACGTCACCGCCGAAACCACAAGCAATCCAGCCACTGCCGTTAGCACAATAGTTACAAGCAACACCACAGTTATCACCTGATGTACGTGTAACACAGAAACCGTTTGCTCTAAAGCAACAGTATCCTGATGGTGTAGTTGAACAAATACTTACTCCGCCCTTACCACCTTGAGCACACAAGCATCCATCTGTGCTTACTCCGTCATTGCCATTCCAGCAAATTCCAGTTGGTTCTGAACATCCTCTAAAGCACAAGTCATCAGCATTACCACAACTAAAACCTACGTTTCCGGTAACAATTTGACCTTGTGTCATTGTAATTTGTTTTCTAGTATATGCTCCTGCGTTGCCTGGAAGTCCAAACCCACAACAGCACATTTCAGCACCTGATCCTCCAGCTCCCCATGCTTCAAGAATTGCAGTTCCATCTGCTGGAGCAATCCAACAAATTCCCTGTCTAAAAAATTGATACATGGTTCCTGGACTGAATACATACACTTTACCTTTGTTAAGGTTTTCTTCTGTTCTTTCAGTTGCTCTTTCTTTTAGTAAGTTTTTTAATGATATCGCCATATTAACTCGCCTTTATAAATTTAATTCTTAAAGAGCCGTGCCCACCTCTCCAAGCGTGATCTCTAACACCCGGACATGGATGTGGAGGACCACCTGGATGACCTGCTGGACTAAAGGAAATACAACCCTGGTGATTGTAACAACCACAACTTCTAGAACCGTTATAACAAATCTGTTCGCCCCACATACCTTCTCTTGACTGGCGACCCATTAAGCCTAACACACCAACAAATTGGAATTGGCCTGCGCTTCCTGAGTGTCTAGTATAACCAGCATCGGCATCATTAGTTACTGTTACTTCACCACCATCACAAGCGTGATAACCTGGTGGTGTAGCAAAGTGATAATAGAAACAGCATGGACACATTGGATGACATCCAAAGAATGATGCTCTACTATAACCACCTCTTAAATTAATATCGCCACCGAACGCATCAGCACAACAGTCTGCTGTTCCTGGACCATAGTTACATACAATTCCACAGTTATTATTATTTGTTCTTGTAGCACAGAAACTAGCGTTAGCAAAACAACAGTATAGTGCTGTATTTGTAGAACAATAAGAAGTACCACCTCTACCGCCTTGGGCACACATACATCCTGTAGTTCCAGCACACTGGAAAGTAATACAAGTTGCCTCTGAGCGTCCTCTGTAACAAATAGCATCTGCGTTGCCGCAACTAAATCCTGTTGTTCCTGTAACTGTACAACCTGCTAATACATCAATTGTTTTTCTTGAATATGCTCCCGGATTACCAGGTAGGCCGCCGCCGCAACAGCACATCTTTCCGCCACTGCCGCCTGCGCCCCAAATTTCAATAACTGCTGTCCCGTCTGCTGGAGCAACCCAACAAATTCCTGTATGGAAATTTGTATAGTTATTGGATGGCGCATATACCCATATTTGACCTTGCTCAATGTTTTCTTCATCTTGAGAAATAAAGTCTAGTCTGTCTTTTAAAAGGTTTTTTAATGTAGCCATCTTTAATCCTTTATGAACTTGATTCTAATTGAGCCGTCGCCGCCGGCCCTTGCGTGGTCACGTACACCTGGACATGGAAACGGTCCCATACCTGGATGACCAACTGGAGCATGTCTAGAACAACCTTCGTTGTTATAACAACCACAGCCTTTACCACCATTCCAACAGTAAGCCCATGGAGTACCTTTTTCTGGAGTTCTCGAAAGTGCGTTAATAGCATAAATGTGTTGATGCATTCCGTGTCCTGACCACTGTGAGAATCCGTTATTGTTTTCGGTGTTGAATGTAACTACGCCACCCTCCTTAGCAAACTGACCAGGGGGAACAGCTAAATGCCAATGGAAAAAACATGGACAACTTGGATGACATCCAAAGAAACTAACACAAGAGAAGCAACCTCCCATGTTTACGTCTCCGCCATACCCGCAAGCATGCCAATCGCTTTCTCTATAGTTACATACGATACCACAATGTGTATTATTTGTTTTTGTTACGCAAAAACCGCTTGCTCTAAAGCAACAATACCCGGAAGGTGTAGTTGAACAAATACTAGTTCCGCCACGTCCTCCTTGCGCACACATACATCCGCCTTGGCCGCCGTTTCCTCTCCAACATAAACATGTTGCTTGAGAACAACCTCTGAAACACAAGTCATCTGCGTTACCACAGCTTTTACCTACGTATCCACAAATGTAGCATCCTTCGTTAATTTGAATAGTTTTTTTAGCATAGGCTCCTGGATTACCTGGAAGTCCAAACCCACAACAGCACATTTCAGCACCTGAACCACCCGCTCCCCAAATTTCAATAACTGCTGTACCGTTGGCAGGGGCTACCCAACAAATTCCTTGACAGAAATTTTCATAATCAGTACCTGGAGTGTAAGCATAAATTTGCCCTCTTTCCAGATTTTCTTCTTCGTCAAACAGTGCCTGATCTTTCGAAGTAAGTAGTTCTCTTAGTGTTGCCATTTAACTATCCTTGTAAGTCCTATGATCCAGCAATTACCCAACCATAATTTGATCCAGTATATGTTAGAGTAATAACTGCTCCAGTAACGTTAATAATCAAATCTTCGTTAGCGCCATTAATCTTCGAACCGTTACGTGCTATAGTAAGATTATTTGTAGCCATTGAGCTGCCTACGTCAATAAACTGAATAGTGTCATTTAACAGCAAAGAGCTGTTCGCAGGTAATGTAATTGTAAACCCTGCGGACGATGTATCTGCTAGAATCCTATCATTGACACTTGCATTAAAAGTAGTAGAAACTTCACGGATTATTACTCCTGCGGTTCCTGTTGTTGTTATGTATCTTCCCATTGATATCCCCTGATGCTAGTATTTATACACTTGAAGTCTCAATCCCCATCGCTACCGCACTTACGTTCGGGTTTGATGAGTAAACTACAAGAATTTTTCCGGCGTCCATAACTATACCAGTACGTTCAAGTACGCCCTTTCCTAAAAGCTCTGTGTCGTATTCAATCCATTCAGCGTCAGTCGGTGTAGATGCTATTGCAACAGCTACTCTAACATTAGTTGCTTGGTTTCCTCTATTACACAGAGACAAACTTACCACAGTAAATGTATCAACTGGCACAGTATAAACTGATGTCAGTGTTGCTGCACTTAGATCTGAGGCTCCTAATCTTCCATTTGCCATTTATTTTTCTCCGTTATCCATGTATGAACATGTTCATTGCTATTGGTACACCTGTTACGCCTTCTTTAAAGTTCATTTTGCTCTCTACTGAAAGCTCTAAGCCGTTAGTTGTAGTAATATAATTATCAGCTACAAACACCTGACCTGCGGTAAGTGTATTTACGTTCAAAGTTGATGATCCTGAACCAATTTGGGAAGCAATATATGCCTTAATTGCTCTCTGTGTTGGTACAACTTGATCCGAATCTTGTGTAAAGAACGGATCCGTACTAAATTCATTAATTGCAGCACCACCTGTTCCAAGTTCAACTGAACCTAGTTGTAATTGCTGTAGACCAGCAATGTTAAATGCGTCAGCGTTTAGTGTTGCTGTACCTGTTGCCTGTTCAACTGTAAACAAGTCACCAACTCTAAAGTTACCATCTTGGTCAGTTGATGTAAAGAACACTCGTCCTCCGCCTTTTTCAACTGTTTCGCTATCCGGCTCTGGATCTTGTAATGGAATATTTGGATAGTTTGTAGTAGTAAAGTTACCAGTACCAATATCCAAGAAGTCGTGTCCTGTTAGTCGACACTGGCTATATCTAATTCTAATTTCAAATGTATCATCATGAACTGGAGCATCACTAATTTCTACAGCAGGACTTAATTGTAATCTAGCACTATATGGACTACTAATAGTATTATCAAACAGTTCTGTACCTAAAATTTGTGTTACAGTAACTAGTTTATAGTATTGTCCAGGCAGTGTACTAAATTCTACGTTTGATCCTGCTATTGGTACTGAATCAAGTCCTGTTACATTTACATAAGATCCTGCTTGGAAATAATCTCCATATCCGTCACCTGTAATAGTAACAGTAGCAACATCCCATGATGATCCTCTATTAATAAATCCTGGATTACCAAGTGCGCCATCGCCTACTCTAATTGCAAATGGTGCTTCGTTAACGTTAGTAGCATCTGTAATTGTTAATGTAGGTAATGATCCACTGTCGTATCCTGAACCTGGATCAATCATTCTAATTTCGTTAATTTTTCCATCTTCAACTCTAGCTCTTGCTTCTGCTTGTGCGCCTGCTTTAAGTTTGCGGTTTGATCCACCGGAACTATTGTGAATATAGAAGTACGGATCGTGCTGGATATTAGAAAATGTTGGTTTTCTATTTCCTCTTAATGCTAGACTAGTAACTGTAGTCCATTCCAATCCATATTTAGAATGGTAATATTCTCCATCGATATTTCTAACAACAACAAAGTTTCCTTGGCCGTAACTTACCCAGCTAGTTGCTGTTCCTGCTCCAAGAACCGGTCCTGCTTTAAATTCGGATTTATCAGCCATTACAAACGTAATACCTGTATCTGATACAGCAACAAATCTTCCGTTACCATAAGCAACATCTGTTAATACAGGACTTACTGCTCCTGATACTGTTAAAGCTAACCAGCTAATTCCGTCTGTACTGTATGCTGCAGATCCGCCCGATGATACAGCAACGAACATACCTTGACCATAAGCAATAGCATTCCAGTTTGTATCAGTTCCGACGGTTCCTCCGGCATTTGCCCAAAGAACACCATCATTTGAAATACAAGGAGTAGCACTATCTGATCTAACTGCTACAAACTTTCCGTTTCCGTACGCAACTGATGAATAACTTCCAGTTTGAGGCGTAGTAGTAGCTGTCCAAGTTTCACCGCCGTCATCACTGTATGCGGCATTGTTTGAACCTGTTGCTAGTGCTACAAAACGTACAGTACCTGTAAGTTTGTCACCTTCTAATCCAGCACCAATAGTATTCCACTGTGATGCTGTTGGTAACGACATATTATTCCATTCGCCGTCCGGTCCTGTGTATCTTCCATCAATGTTAGTTGCTCCGACTCCTATGGCAACAACTCTGCCGCCAATGAATCTACCTTCAAAACTAAACGTATCAATAATATTAAAGTCAGGATCATCATCTCTAACGTTTGTAACGGTAATTACTAGATCATTATCTGGACTCAGGCCGCCAAATGCTGTTCCTGCTATTGTAAATGTATCATTTACAGCATAGCCTGTTCCGCCTGATGTCATTGTTACATAATATTTAAATCCATAAGCAACAATATCAAATGTAGCATTGCCATCGCCTTCTGACGCAAACGTTTGACTTGATGTAACTCTAGTAGGATGGAATGTTGCTGTTTGAGTTTGTACTGACGCTACTGTAAGTGCTGTAGAATGAGTCGGAGCATCAATAACAAGTCTAGGCTCAATCAAATATAAACTTGATGGATCTGGTGCTGATATAGCAAGTCCTGGAACTGAATGATCCCATCCAGCTGTTCCATCTTCTTTGTAGATGTTAGCAACCTTAGATCCTGCGTTGTAAGAATTAATAATACCTGTTTGACCAGCCCCTAAACCTGATTGGATAAAGATTCTTGCGCCAACATAATCAGCACTTTGAGCACTGTCTGTTGCTGAAAGTGTAATACTAGTAGTCGTTCCGCCCTGTGCTACGTTTTCAACTTGTAGGTATTCACTACCTCCAAAGTCACCTGAACTATCATTTAGGTCAAGCATCCTTACTTGGAAGATAGCATCGTCTCTGCGTTCATCGTCAGTAACACTCACATTAATGCCAGCACCGTTAAATGTAAACGTTGCTTCGTCATAGTGACTACCTGCGTTTTGAAATTCAACACGCCAAATCTGATTTGTGCCATCTGTAACAGCTCTACCAGCGGCTTCTAATGCTCTATTATTAACGGTACCAGTTACTGGAGTTTCTGTACTATCAACACCTTCTGATACACAACCAAATGTACCATAAGATGAGTTACCATTTGTAGCACGAATCTTACCGCCATTTTCTGCTAAGTAACCAATGTGTCCATAATATGAGAACACAGACACAAGTTCTGTTCTACCTAAGTTTGTACACCATACACCAATACCGTCACTTAATACCTGTGTAAAGTCGTTAGCAACAATAGAGTCGTTACCGCCTGCGTGTAAGTCGCCGTCAATTTTACAACCAACACACGCAGTTCCAAAAGTTGTTACGTTTTGTACATAACATGATTTATTTGTAATCCATACACGAGTATCTGCTGTTCCCCAACCTGGGTCTAGTGATACATAAGCGCCTGCTGTTGGGCGTTTTGTGCCATAAGAGTTAGCAACACCTAGTGTTCCTGTTAACCCTTGTACTGTCATGTTTCTAACACCAGTACCGTTTCTTACAAGATACATGTTTTCTTGAATACTGCCTTGTACACTGTTAACATATAAATGTGCCGCTTCAAGTGTTTTATAATTTCCTGTAAAGAACAAGTCATAGTAGAAAGCATCAATATAACTTCTTACATCTCTAGAACATGCGTCTGTGTCATATGTGTAAGATGGATATGTATTAGTAATATATTGTAATGTTTCAGCAACAGCAAACTCTTTATTTAGATACAACAATGTTGCGGCCGCCAATCTATCATAATCGTCAACAGTATTATTTTGTCCAGTTATTGCTGGCGCACTTCCGTTGCCATTAATATAAAAATCAATATAATCAATTGCGTCATCTAGTAAATCTTGTACTAGTGTACCTTCTGTTCCTGTAGCAAACGGTCTTGCTATAACTTGAGCAACGCCTGATTGTAATTCTACTACGTCAGTTCCTTGTACAACATCATTTAGTAAAGTTTTTAAGAATGCTAACGCATCTAAACTGTATGGCACATCACTGGAATTAACTAAACTACCTGCTGGTCTTACGTTTGTTGAACGCAGTTCGTCACCAACTACTGCTGTTTCTACTGGAACTTTAATAGGAAGTACTTCGTAAAATACTCCAGTTTTAACTAAAATAGTTCTTTGTGGCTTAACGGCAGCCGGTATATTTGTTGATACTCCTGCTGTAATAGCATCAGTAATAATCGGAAGTAAAGATGATATTTCTGTTGAAGCTCCAGCTTCAGCTTCATACGTTAAATCAATTTGTTGTAAGACTGGATTCGCAACCCCATTAGTAGTTTGATAATTTACTGCTGGTCCTGCGTTTAAAAATACTGCTTGTTTTAAAACATCATTTACAGCGTATTCTAATGCTGCATTTGTTTCTGCTTCTTGTCCTGCTACATAAAACGCCGCGGCATTTGTTGTATATTCAAGTGCAGCTTCTCTTGATTTTACATTACCGCCTCTACTAAAGTCGTAAGCAAGAGCATCAAGAACCAAACCTACATCTCTTACACATTTATCTGCGTCAAATGTGAATATGTTACTAAACGGAGCAATATTATTTGTGATTTGATAGTTAATCCATTCTTTAGTTTCTGCTTGAATAAACTGTCTATTTACTTTTAATAAGTGTTTAGCATCAGGATGTCTTAGACCGTTTTCAATTTGCTCTGCGGCATATCTAATAGTTTTAAATGGTCTATCGCTAGTAATGCCTCTGTCTGGAGCAGGAGCATCAACACCATCTGTACCTACATAATATAGTTGATCAATTTCGCCCCAATATTTCCATTCAGGAATTCCTGTAGAACTTACAACAAGTGTTTGTCCTGTATCGCCTGCGGCCAATCTTGTTGGGCCAGCACCGCTGTATACAACTAAGTCACCTGTAGTTGTTAGTACGTTGTTTTCGTCACCTGCGGCTAACAAGTTCCAATATGTACCATTTAAGTCTTGGTCTGGTCTACTGTCTAATGAACCTTGTGAAAGTGAACTATCACTATCTTCTTGTGAGTGATGTGAAAGTACACAAACATAACTGCTGTTACCGTATCTTGTTACATCGCCTAGTACATAATCATAATCATCTTGCCATTGACCTAACCAACGGAAGCCGCTGTTTAATCTTTCCCAGTACGCTGTGTTTGGTGGTTTGGCCGCAACCGTAACAGTCATCGTACCCGAATCTGTCGGAACTTCAAATAATGCTCCACCTTGCTCGGCGCTGATTCTAAATTCTGTTGCTGACGGAATTGATTCTATGTAGTATGTTACTCCTACTTGAACTCCGCCAAATACTGTGCCTGTAAAGTTTACTGCCATTCCTACTGTCATGTCAGCAGTTGTTGTACATGTAAATCTATCTGTTGCTGATAATGTTGCTGTAACTGTTGCTGGTAATGATGGACTATCTGCTATTGCTAGATAAGTGTAACCATTTACCCTTACTACATCACCTACTTTATAATCAGTTCCAATAGACCAATCATTTTGTAGCTTAAATCCTGTTTGATAAAGATCCCAATTTGCGTTACCGTCTACAGGATCTGTTGGTTTAATTCCTGAATGATTTTCTGTAGCAATATAAGCATAACCGCCATATGTTACTACATCGCCTGGTTGATAAACAGTCGAAACATTCCAGCTGTTATCAAATTCAAAACCTTCTACAAACTGTGCCCAATATCCTGAATCTTCATCTTGTTCAAAAGTTCTTGAACCACTAGTTTGGTGTTTTGCTAAACAAATCCAAAGGCCAGCGCCATACTTAACAACATCATTAACTTTGTAGTTGATGCCTGCGCTGTTATCCCAATCTTCTTTGTATTCAATTCCTTGATTAAAATAATCCCATTTACTTTGGTCTGCTTCGAGTCCGTCTATAAAGTCAGCGCCTGCTGTGTGACCTTCATTACAAATATATAATGTTCCGCCAAACTTTACTACGTCATTAATTTTATATCTTGTAGTCGGTGCCCAGTCTGCTTTCCAATCAAAGCCTTCTGTGTACAAATCCCATTTAGCTAAATCTTCAGCAACACCTGGAGTAACTAATCCTAAACCTTCAAGTCCGAAAGTAATAGTTGCCGCTGATGTGTGTCCTGTATTACAAAGATAAACATTACCGCCATACTTAACTGTGTCGTTTAGTTTATATCTGTAGTTTGCTTGCCAGTCACTTTGCCAGTCGAAAGACTCAGCAAATAAATCCCATTTTGAAAGCGTACTATCTTGTCCAGGAATAACATAATCAACTTCAAGACCTAGTGTATCTGTGGCTGCCGATACGTGTCCAATCAAGCAAAGATAAACATTGCCGCCGTACTTAACTAAATCATTTTTATAATAAGTGACATTGTTGTCCCAGTCGCCGCGCCATTCCTGACCATCGCCCATTAAGTTCCATTTTGGTGGAACATAATCTGCGTCTACATTGAAATCTGGATCTGCTGTATGGCTGATGGTACAAACGTACACCTTACCGCTAACTCGTACAACGTCATCTTTAACGTACTGAGTACCTGCTACCCAGTCGCCTTTCCAAATAAATTTAATTCGTCCTAATCTAAATTCAGCCATTTAATACTCCGATTATCTTTGAAGCTACTGTATTTATACGCAATCTTAATATGAACACTTTATGCTAGATCCCTTCCAATTTCTTGTTGATCAAGTCCACTATCAAAACTATCGCAGAAGAATGAATGAGCTAGTAGCCAGCCATCAATTCCGCCTGTTATGTTAGCAACAGTTTGTATTTCCACTTCTTCATTTACTACACTGTAAATTCTGTTCGGGCCGCCAAGTGCTACTGTACCTGATACAATAGTACCTGTAGAAGCGTTTGATCCACCGCCGGAAATACGTCTTTCGATGTACGCTTTAATTGCTTTTTGTGTCGGTACAACGTTATTAGAATCAGCTGCAAATGTAGCATCAATACTGAATTCTCTAATTACAACGCCGGTTCCTCCTACCTGAATTCCACCTAATTGTAGTTCTGATAACCCTTGAAGATCGAAGTAATCAGCACTAATAGTAACAATACCAGTTGCCTGCTCAACAGCAAATAATTCACCAACTCTAAAGTTACCATCCTGGTCAGTTGAAGCATAAAATACTCGGCCGCCACCTAAGAAACTAACTTCATTAAATGGTGCTAAGTTAGTTAAATTAGTGTTTGGATAGTTTGTTTCTGTAAAGTTACCAGTACCAATTTCCAAGAAGTCGTGTCCTGTTAATCGAACCTGAGAATACTTTTCTCTAATCTCAATTGCAATCCCGTGTTCGGGCCCTGTTACTCTTGTAAATTCAGGACTTACTGTGATATCTGCTTTATATCTTATCGGATTTCCTGAAGATTGAACATTTGTAATAGTAAGAACTTTATAAATTTCTTCTTCGGTACCGTCATTAGCTCTAGCAGTTGTTGTATCATCTAACACTGAATAGAACTGGCCTCCGGAACCAAGTGCGCCTGTCTGCGTTAAAGGATACCCTAGTCTAGGTTTCCATGTTATACCATCGGATGACGATACTATATCGTTACTGCCACTACTTGCCGCTAAAAATCTATTATTACTAAATGTTAGCTTATCCCACGAAGCAGTACTTCCCATTGAAGCTGAAATCCATGTTACTCCATTATCGTTAGTAACATAACTTACATTTGAATTATCTGCGGTAATTACAAATTTGTTTCCTCCAAATTCAATTCTACTCCAATCACCTACTGCTGGTAATTGGCCAGCTGTCCATGAAAGGCCGTCACTGCTTTCAAGAAATACATCTGAATTATTTTTAACAATTATAAACTTATTATTACCAAATGCTACGGATGCCCAATCCGATGTTGAACCTAAATTTTCTGCTGTCCATGTCACTCCGTCATCTTTACTAACACTTGCGGAACTTGAATTATACCCTACAGCAACAAATGTTCCTGATCCATAAGCAATATCTCTATAAAACGCATAAGGAACAGCCATAGATGTCCAGTTTTCACCGTTAGTACTGTATGCCCCTAGTGCTGTACCATCAGCCAAAGCAACAAAATTATCTTGTCCAAACTGTATACAATTCCAATCTTGGTTATTTGGTAAGTCAGCAGATGCTGGCAACCAGTTTAAACCGTTAGTGCTATAGATTGTAGTTGTTGAAGATCCTACAGCAACATATCTATTTTTGCCATAAGCAATATCAACCCAACTAGCAGATGTTACTTGCGAGTCAACTGTCCAAACAATTCTATCAAGTACAAGGTTAGCACCTGTTCTTGGTACTCTTGTTAAATCGGTCAAGAAAATGTCTCTTCCGAGAGGATATATCTCAGCAAAACCGTCGCCGGTAACTGTTACCTTTGTTGTAGAGGATTTGTATCCAATGCCTCTATTAACGAATGTTGGATTAGCTAAAACTCCATTACCCATTCTTAGTTCAAAATTAGGTAATTCTGTAATATTTGGATCAGTAAATGTTAGTGTTGGAGCAGTATCGTATCCTGAACCAGGCTCCCAAATTTTAAAGTTATCAAGCTGACTTCCTTGAATGACAACACGGCCTAATGCCCTCGCTCCTGTTTCTATTGTTGTAACAATTTGCGTAGTACCGTCGTCAAATATATACCATGTTCCCTTGTAGTATGCTCCACAAGCCTGTGGATTACTAAATCCTGTTGAAAGTTCTGTCCAAACAAATCCGCCGTCACTGATACTAATTCTGCTGTCATTGCCACCTGACGAGCTAAACGCCATGAATACACCTTGAGCGTATGATACTCTTCGATAATCAGCATCAAACGGTAGTTCAGTAAGATACCAGTTTGTTCCATCTAAACTGTACGCTACTGCTTCTCTATCATTAGATACAGCAACAAATCTTCCGTTACCGTAAGTAATATCACTCCATAGTGGCTGTGTTGAATCTTGGAACCCAGGAATAGTAGCAGTCGTCCATGTTAATGTATCATCGTCAGCAACAGCAACCGTATTAGTATCGCTTGCGATTGCGACAAATTTGCCACTGCCGTGTGCTAGGCCAACCCATGCTCCTGATGTAGGTAGTGTAGTCGATGACCAATTAATTCCGTTATTAGTACTGTATATTGCGCCTGTGCCTGAACTTTCAACAGCAACCCATTTACCGTTTCCATAAGCTAGGCCACTATGATCGGCAACACTTGGTTTTGTATATGACGACCAGTTTACACCGTCAATACTGTGTTGTACTTCGTCACCGTCACCGATCGCTAAAAAGTAGCCATTACCAAACCCTAATCTATTAGGATTCCAAGTTCCTGAAAGAAGTGAATCGGTCCACTGTGTACCATCATACGATGTAACATTTCTATCAGATGCTAACGCAACTAGATAATCGTTTCCAGACACTGCGTCAATAAAATTAGCTTGTAATGAAATATTTAAACTAAAGTCAACAGTTGTCGGAGGAGGACTAAATGTTACTCTAGGCTCAATACGATATACTGTACTAGGAGTTAGAGCCGCTTCAATTGGTGTTCCTTCATTGATATGGCCCCAGCCAATTTCTCCAGTTCTCTCATTTGATACTGTAACAGTTTTACTTGCCAAGGTGTAACCTGTTATATATCCATACTGTCCTACACCTGTACCTGATGTAATAATGATTCTGCAACCTTCGTATACACTAATATCGTTATCATCGTTTGAAGCAATAACAATACTATATTGATCGCCACCTTGAGCGTTATTACCTGTGTTAATTAATCCTTGGCCGCCTAATGTTCCTGTTGAATCTTGAGGGTCTCTTAATCTGAGATTGAATAGAGCGCCATCTCGTATTTCGTCACCAACTACACTTGCGTTAGAACCAGAACCTACAATATTATAGTTTGCTGATGTATAATTTTCACCAGCATGTTCGTATTCCATTCTGAGTATTTCATTTCCTTGCTCACCAACAAACGCACTAAACACAATAGCTTCTTGATTTCTGTTATCAAGCACACCACTAATCGGAGATTCGTCAACATCAACACCTTCTGCCGCGCAACCGTAATCACCGTAAGAACTGTTTCCGTTTGTAGCACGAATCTTGCCGCCGTTTTCTGAAAGGTATCCAATATGAGCATAATAAGAGAACACCGAAACAAGTTCTGTTAGTCCTTTGTTAGTACACCAAACACCAATACCGTCGGAACAGATCTGTGTAAAGTCGTTAGCAACAATAGATCTATTACCCCCATCGTGTAACGATCCGTCGATCTTTAATCCTACACATCCGTCTCCAAATGTTGTTACGTTTTGTACATAGCAAGACTTGTTTATAATCCAAACAGATTGATCACTAGGACCGCTTCCTGGATCAAGTGATACATAAGAGCCGCCATTGGGTCGTCTTGTTAAGTATTCATTAATATCGCCAAGCTGTCCTACTTTTCCTCTAAGGGTCATATTTCTAATGCCTGTGCCATTATTGACCCAGAACATATCAGTTGCTCTATAATCTAAAGGTGCCGCTAAAGTCTTAGGATTTGTAATTGGATCTTCAGGAAGAAGCGCATTAAATGAAGGATTAGATATAGTGTTGTCCGGATCAACCAATGGTTCAATTACCGTACTTCTTAGTTCTTCACCAACTACAGCAACATCTCTTGGAACTTTAATTGGTAATATTTCTCTATACACTCCTGCTTTAATAAACAATGTAGCAGGAGCTCTATTTGCTAAGTCTGCTTGAATGTAATCAGTAGCAAATTTTACAGTTCTAAATGGAGTTTCAAGTGTTTGTCCACTACTTGTTGTATCAGTACCGTCGGTACCTACATAAAAAACTTTTGGTCCTTCGTTAAGTGTTTCCCAAACAGGCTCGCCGTCAGCATTTATTTGTACTACTTGTCCAGCATCGCCAATTGGAACCCTTTTAGTACCAATAGTTGAACCGTCTTCAGTTAATCCAAATGTTTTAATATCGCCTTTGTATCTTAATCTGTTTCCTTTGTCACCTACAATAAGTGTAGTCCAAAAGTTTTCATCATAATCATTATCAGGTCTTCGATTTAAAATTGCTACGTGTTGCTGAATACATCTATAAGTAACACCATCAAAAACAACTACGTCACCTATGGCGTAGTCTTGGCCAAGAATCCATTCCTTCTGATATTTTTCTCCGGGAATAGTTAATTCCCAATCGTCTGGAGCATTATTAGGATCAGTTGTATTATCAGCAATAGCAGTATAAACTTGCCCTTGGCGTCTTACAACATCGCCTACTAGATAACTTCCTGACGGTGACCATTCGCCGCCCTCAACTACTCTATATCCATAGTTGAGCAGTTTCCAATCACCAATTGTACTATCGTCACTTTGTTGACTAGGAACAGCATTAATATTATTCCTATTCGCAGAATAAATGTAACCGCCATATCTTACAATGTCGCCTAGTTGATATGATGTTGAAGCATCCCATTCATCTTCTTCAAATTCTAAACCAGGTACCCAAATCTTCCAATCTAGCACATCGTCAAATGTATCAGTTGAAGTGTGACCCCTTAGTGCTATCCATAAGCTAGCGCCATACTTTACAATGTCTCTAAGTTTGTATCTTGTTCCAGGAACAGCCGGAATAACAGATGTATCCTCTGGTTGCCATGTTCCTTTATAATCAATGTTATCAAGTAACACATCCCAGTTGACTTGATCTTCTTCTAAACCTAATGTGGTATCTAGAGCAGACGTGTGTGCAGCATTACATCTATAAGTAATACCGCCGTATCTTACAATATCATTTTCAATATATTTTGTTTCTGGAAGCCATTGGTTTTTCCATCTGTCATTCTTAGCAACAATTTCCCATGATAGCTGATTTGCTTCTAATCCGTTTTCAGTGTTACCACTTGTGTGGGCAACGACTGCTCTATATAAAATGCCTCCATAGATAACTACATCGCCTACACTAAAAAATGTTTGAGGTTCCCAAGCACCTTTCCACATATCCTGGAAAGAATGAACTCTCCAGTTAGCGATACTAGATTCTAACGCTAAACCGGAGGTATGTTGTGATACACAAATATAAACAATACCGTTATATTTTACAATATTTCCTAAATTATAAGGTGTTGACTCAGTCCAAGAACCTTTCCAAGTCCTACCATCAATGGTCAGTTTCCAATAAGGATCCGGTGTTGGAGGAATTGTTGTATTATCATCGTTAAGTAGATCGTCATAAAAGTAATCTCTTGAAGTATGTTTGTCAAGACAAGTATAAACTTTGCCATCATACTCAACAATGTCATCTTTAGCATAGTCAGTTGAACCAGACCATTCTCCGATCCATCTAAACCTAATTCGACTTAATGTAAACTCACCCATTTCAATCCCTATTTCATTTTACTAGTATATTTATAGCCCTGTAGGATAGTCATATCCTTCGTTGACTCTTAGTGTTAAGTTGCCTTCATCGTCAATGTAATAAAACACCGGACGAGCATCCCATCTATACTGCTCATACTTTAAATTTTTATATGTCAACTCGTGATTAACATCTCTTCCTTCAAAAAAATCTACGCCTGCTTCAAAGTCTTCGTAATTGTCTTCAGGTAACCCTGATTCATTAATTGTTACAGCTTCGTTAGGTAACATTTGATCAATTCTTACAAAGAATAAATCGCCATCTTCGTCTCTTCTAATACCATAAAAGTATCTTGGAACACCATCTCCTAGGATATCTCCTGTGCTAAAAGATCCTACATATGAATTGCCAGCCATTTCTTATCTCCTATACAATTTCAACGTAACTAGATATAACATCAACACCGCCTTCGGTGTCGCAAGTTGCTGTTAAAATATTACTTTCTGCTAACACTAGTTTTTCTCCACCGTTAACAACTCTTAAACTTTGTCCTACTGGTATAATTACATCCTTAATGTAATAACCTTGAGAACTAGATGAATCTGAAAGTTCAACACTTGCTTTAACAACATGATCAACTACGTTACAAATACTCAAACCAATAACAGTAATTCTACTTGTTTGTGTACTATCAGCAATAGTAGTAGGTGTAGTTCCTAGTCCGTTAATAACTTTATTTCTAAAAAATGTTGCCATATCTCTTTATCCAAAAATTAGTGCGTTTCTAATTGACAGGTCTTCTGCCTCTGTAATCGTAACACCGCCGCCTGCGCCTGCTACAGATATCCATTGTGTTCCATTATAAATTTCAACACGGTTGTCTGTTGTGTTGAAACGTATCATGCCAAGTTCAGCAAGAGCACCTCGTTCGCTATCTTGCCCTGTTGGAATTACTAAACCGTTTGTTCCATCAATTTTGAAGTAGCCATTAACGCCTGTTTGATTAAAAACTGTGACACTATCAACTACAGTATTAGTTATCGTATTATCTTTAAAGGCAAAATTTCCTATTTTAGTGCTTCCTGTGCCGTTTGGAGCAAATACAATATCCTCATTCGTAGTAATTGTACTAATAGTGTTCCCGTCAACTTCAATATCGTCAACATTTAACAAGTTAGCGGTTAATTGCTGTTGATCTAGTGTTGCAGCAAGAGCTCCGTTGACATAAAATCTTATAATATTATCATTTGTTCCAGGATTTAGTTCAGCAGTAATATATGTATTTTGGTCTAGATCGTATACACCATCTAATCTACGCCATTGTGTTCCATCATACCCTTCATAACCGTTAAAATCAGTGTTAAATCTGATCATACCCTGTTGTCCTGTTGGACGTTGAAGTGTAGTTCCGCTTGGTAACACTACACTTGATGTCGCATTAACTACTACATCGCCAGTTCCGTTAGGTTGAAGTATTAAGTCATTGCTTCCAGTAGTGCTGATTACATTGTCGTCGACTAGAATTTGTTCAAGTTCGATTGATCCAGTACCGCTTGCGCTTAATACAATAGATCCTGATGTATTTTCAATTAAGTTTCCATGAATTGCTAAGTCAGATGTTTCAAATCTATCTGCTGTTACTGTACCAGAAGCAATTAAATCAGATAATGTTGCTGTACCAACTACTTCTAAGTCTTGCTTTATCTCAACATCATTACTTGGTACCGCTACTTTGCCTGTTCCTATTGCTACTAGATTTAAATTATCGTTAGTAACTGTTGAAGAAATATAATTAGTTTCAATCCTAACATTAGAGAATTGAGCAAAACCATCGATAGTGGCATCACCATTTATAAGGATGTCACCATTAATTGTAGTAGTACCATTCTGTGTAGTACTACCAGTATGTGTTAATACTCCAGTAATATTAGTATCGTTAAGTGAAGTTATTCCATTAACTTCTAAATCATTATCAATTTGTACATCATTCTCAGGAATTAATACAACTCCTGCGCCGTTTGCTCTTAATTCTAAGTTACTGTTACTTAAAGTTGTAGTAATTAAGTTACCGGCAATCTCAATATCACCGTTATTAATTACATCTGCTTGTAAATCATCTTCAACAGTAATACCATTTGCTGTAATATTTCCGCCAATGGTTAAATTTTGTGTAATAGTAACATCATTATTTGGAACAATTACTTGTCCAGTACCAGCGGCACGTAACTCTAAGTCAGCGTTTGTTGTAGTTGTAGTAATAAAGTTAGTATTAATTTGAATTTCTTCAAATTGTGCTTTATCATTAACAGTTAATTGACCGTTAAGTGTTTGTGTTCCGTTAGTTTGTGTGTAATTTCCTGTTTGAACAATATTACCATTAACTAATAAACTATTGGCTGTTAATGTCTCAACAGTTGTATTTTGATCAACAGTTAAGTCTTGTGTTACTTCGAGATCGTTTTCAGGAATTAACACAGTACCTGTGCCATTAGCACGTAACTCTAAATCACTATTTGATTCAGTTGTAGTAATTACATTATTATCTAGTTCAATGTTACCGTTTGAAATTACTGGAGCACTTAAAATCCCTGTAATATTAATATCACTAGCAGTAATATCTCCAGTTACTGTCAGGTCTTGTCCAAATTCAACATCGTTATTTGGAACAATTACCTTACCTGTACCGTTAGCACGTAATTCTAAATTACTGTTACTGGTTTTTGTTGAGATAAAGTTTGTTTCAATTAATAAATCAGGTAAATCAATATAACCGCTTGTTGTAAAGTCGCCTGTTTGATTAAACGCACCGGTTAAATTAAAGTTTCCTGTTTGTGTTGTATCACCAACATGTGTAAGTGTTCCATTAATCTCAGTTAATTTAAGACTTGTGATTCCGTCAACATTCAAATCATTATCAATTTGAACATCGTTATTTGAAACAAGTATTTCGCCTGTGCCATTAGCACGTAATTCTAAATCACTATTAGATAATGTTGTAGTAACAACATTATTTTCGATTAATATATCGCCACTGTCAAAAGATGGAGCAATGATACTGCCAGTAACACTCAAATTACTTGTTACAATACTTCCATTAACTTCTAAATCATTATTAATTAAAACATTACTGCTAGGAAATAAAACTTGTCCTGTTCCGCTGGCTCTTAATTCTAAATCACTATTTGAATCTGTAGTTGTAATATAGTTTGTATCAATTCTAATATTGTCTAGCTGTAAATATCCACCTAAGTCAATATTTTCACTTACAGTTAACGATCCTGTTTGTGTAATATCACCTATTAACGTAGAATTGCCAGTAACATTTAATGCTCCGGTAATGTCTGTCTTTGTAAGAGCAGTGTCACCATTAACTGTTAGATCATTTGTAACTTCAACATTGCTAGAATCAAGTACAATATTTCCTGTGCCTTGTGTTCTGATTAAAATAGAATCATTTGATACTGTATTTTTAATAACATTACCATGTATTCTTAATGATGTAGTTAGAAATTCTCCAGAAGTAATAACATGACTGTTATTAATAGTTGGTAGATTAGAAATTCCTAGTACAGTTAAGTTTTTATCAAACTGTACATCATTAGTTGGCAATGAAATAATACCTGATCCTGATGCTTCTAATTCTAAATCAGCATTACTTTCAGTTGTTCTTATTTTATTGCCTACAATTTCTATGGCATCTAACTTAAGATCCCCTGCGCTAAATTCACCATCAACTGTTAGGCCGCCTGTTTGTGTTACATTGCCTGTTATAGTTTGATCGCCTGTTTGAGTCAGTGATCCATTAATAGTTGTATTCGATAATGTTGTATTACCTTGAACAGTTACATCTTGAGTTGCTACAAGATCGTTATTTTCAATATTAATCGAACCATTACCAGCCGCTTCAATATCTAAATTACTATCAGAATCTAGTGTCCTAATTTTATTATTATCAATCTCTATATTTTCAGTTAATAATCTAGAAGCATAAACATCTTTCCACTGATTAGTAGGAGAACCTAAATTATAAGTATCATCTAAACTTGGAATAATATCAGAATCGACTTTAGCACTAAGAATAATATCACCAACAAGTACTAAGTTACCGCCAATATTTGCGTCTTGTGTAATATTAAGATCGCCAGTAACTGTTACATCGCTGTTTAAATTTAATTGATCTGAATAAGGATTTACATTTATATCACCTGTTGTACTAGAAACAGTATTTCCACTTAGTCTTAAATTACCAGTATCAATTCTAGTAGCATCAATAAATGTTGTGTTGCCACCTGAAGTAAATGTTAAACTTCCTGTTACATCAAGTTCACTGTTTGAAAAACTTACTTCACCTGTTCTTTGATTAACATAAAAATTATCACCTACTCTAAAATCGCCGCTTTGGTCAACAGTTGAATATAAAATTTTAGCTCTGTTAAGTTCGGTTATTTCATTTGCTTGTATTACTTGTGTGTCATCATTTTCGCTTGACTTTCCTGTACCAATATAAGCAAGGTTATGACCTATTAGATAAGCGATGACCCCATCGCCGTCGCCGTAAACTCCGTAGTTACCGTAGACATTAGCCGAACCAATTGATCGAACTTCAACACCAAAGTCTGAATAGTTAGCAAAATCTATTTTAGTTGCTGATCCACCGCTAGTAGTTCTAATATCTTGTGTAGTTACACCGTCATCAATTATAAGTGTTGTTCCGTCAGCACCGTTAGCATGTAAAAGTAATACAGTATTAGTGTCACTAGTAAACGCCGCGCCTGGCGCCGCAAATGTTCCTGTGTATCTGGCAATGTTACTAACTCTTACATCATCTAAATGACCGTTAAGATAATTACTTCCACTGTGCTTGGAACCAAGTGTTAAAGGCTTACTGCTTCCATAGTCGTTTGAATCAGAATAAGTTGTGCCTTGTTGAGACCCATTTACAAAAAGTTTTGTCGATCCGCTCGATCTAGAAATAGCAACATGATGCCAAACACCCGATGTTAGTGCTGTTCCTGTAATCTGTACAGTGTCAGCAGGAGCAAATTCAAGTTGGTTTGATGTGTTTAGTCTTAGGACTGGAGCTGTGTCGCCGTCGGCTCCGTTTCTAAAATCAAAAATTGTTTGATCAATAGCAAGAGCACTGAATCTAACAAATGTCTCAAAAGTAAAGTCTCCAGTTCCAAACCCAAAGTCTGGCTGTGTGCTGTACCCTACATAATCTCCAGTTCCGTCTAGTAAAAGGCTTGAAGTTCCAAACTTTACTTGAGCAGTATCTAATTGCGCATCACCAAAAGCAGTTCCTGTTTTACCAGATCGATCTTCAAGTGTTTCAAACCCAATTACCTTTCCATCGATGTTGTAGAAGTCACCACTAATACTTTCAATAGTGCCTTGTGCTAGTACTGTAGTTCCGTCAACATCATAATATGTTAGTGTATCATTTACAGCAAACGTGCCAGTTGTGTTCGAAATTTTAACTCTTGTTTTTCCGTCACCGCTGAATCCACTGGTTCCGCTTAGTAAATTCATACCTTTATTTGCGTAGTACGTAAAACTATTCAGCCATTCAACTCGTGTTCCGTTAGTTGCTGTGATAGCATCTACACCCGGTGTAATAAATGTTGCTGAATGGAACAGCATAGTTGCTTCTTTACTTGAAGCTGTTGCTAAACTACCATCAATTTTGGCGCCGCGGCCAGCATCGCCTGCGTTAAATCCTAAAGGATCTTCTGGTGGATTTGTACCAAGCCTTACTGTACTTCCTTTTGTTGTTACAGTAATGTTTCTAACATACGGCGAACGGCTTGTTACTGTAATACTATTAGCAAATACAAAAGCATATCCTGTATCATTAATATTGTCATATTCAAAATTAGCTACAGTTACATCTTCAACAGTAGTTTCGCCGTTCATTTCAAAACAGTTTTTATTTCTTGTGGCCGCAGTAGGTTGAATTGTTACAGATCGTATTCCAGTACCTCGTACTGTTACACCTACAGGTATTGTTAGTGGAAATGTTTCTATATATGTTCCTGGATAGATCCATATAGTATCTCCTGATGATGCTTGACTTAACGCATAACTTATGCTCTCTACAGGATCGTTTTGATGTGTACCGGTATTGTTTAAGTCACTACCGTTAACACTTACGTAATAAGTGTTTCCAGGACGAGTTGCTAAATTAATACCGTCAATTATAATATTCGCTGAAAATACTGAATCTGCGTATAAGTTTACTGCCCACAGGTCGTTCCAACGTGTATTGGTCGAATCATCAGGATCTTTACCTATAGTCCATCTATCATTCTCAGAAGGAATAAGATCGCTTGCTATCTTAGCATTGAAGTTAATAATATCACTTGCGCTGTCACCTAAACCAATAGTTCCGTCTGCTGTGATATTTCCGTTTACATGAAGATTGCCACCTACAAGAACATCTGATTGTAAATCAATTATTCCTGTGCCGCTTGTTCGTATTTCTAAATCAGCATTTGATGTGGTAGTTTCGATGACATTATCAAATATTCTCATGTCGTCGAAAGTTAATTCGTTATTAATTATTACAGGTGACTGGAATGTAATATCGCCTGCGTCATTTGAAATTGAATTGTTTGAAATTGTAAAGTTTGAAAGGTTTACTGAATTAGTAACCTCTAAGTTAGTAGTTCGTGTTGTGCCTACAACTTGTAAGTCGTGGGTTGGTGTGCTGGTTTGTATTCCAACTCTTCCATTGTTTACATCTAAGTATAGTAGGTCATTCTCAAACGCTAAATCTACGCCATTACGCAGAAGGTTAGCCTTCAAGAGCGGACCTGAAATACGACCTAATTGGCTCAACTTCGCTCTCCTAACTTCCGACTTTCACGGATAACCACCTTACATTGCGGGTTTACCACAGTTTGTAATACTATTTAGCTGTTTGAAGGATTTATCCTAAAAGGATAGCAAAAATGTTTGAGATCTCGTCAATTTCATCTTCGGTTGCTGTAACACTTTGTCCAGCCCAAGTTGCCCATACAGACCCGTTATATACTTCTGGACTTCCTGATTCAATATTATATCGTATTTCGCCAACTTCAGGATTAGATGGCTGTTGTGCTGTAGTTCCTGAAGGTACAACTACTGCTGTTTTTGAATTAAATTTAACATAACCGTTTTGTGTTGTAGCAAGTGTCATTGGATCAGTAGCACTTTGATTTTCAAATTCACTCCCTCGTACGATAGTGTCGTCGAGTATCACATCACCTGTTCCATTAGGTAAAAGATTAATATCACTGTCATTTAAACTAGAAATAGTATTGCTATTAAATGTTAAATTGTCAACAGTAAGTCCTACTACATTAATTCCTCTCGAATCAATGTATCCTGTTTGTATATTGTTGTTTTGGAAGTTAATTGTCTGGTTATCTTTAAAAAATCTACTTTCTGATACTGTAACATTTGTGCGCCTATCTGCTGAATATACTCCGCCAAACGGCTTTACTCCGGCCATATGACCAGTAAATTTGTTAAGATCAGTATCAAATCTAATCATACCGTCAATGGTGGTTGATTGAGCAGTTGTGCCTTTAGGAAGTATAAAGTTTGTAGTTCCAGGAGTTGCTGAGTTTGGTGTTAAACCTGTTACATCATAATTTTGAAAAGTCATTCCAGATGGAAGAGTATTTGGTGTTACTGCTAGGTAAGAGTCGCCTGAAGTATAAACTAGTGTACCAGTAATTTGTGCTGTACCACTTGACTGACCAGTTAAATCGATAGTAACTGTTTGTCCGTTATACGAATTTGCCCAGTCACGCATATCTTGGCTTGTGATACCTAATAATCTATCTTCAGTTAAACTGTAATCTGCTCCTGCTGCCAAATACATCGAACCTGTTATAGGTAAAGATGCCGTATATCCTTGAGGTCCTGATGTACTAACATCTAAATTTTCCGCAGGCTTTAATACTATATCTTGGTTAAGTTGCTTTGATTTTATTACATTTTCATCGAATAAAATATTATCTGTTTGTACTTCTGTTAAAGCACGTAAGTGAACATTACTATTACTTACAGTTGTAGAAATTGTATCTCCACTAATTCTTAAATCATCTGAGGTTTGAAAAGTAGGTGCTTCTATTGTTCCTGTTATTATTACATCTTTAGAATTAAATGTTCCAACAACATTAAGATCTAAATTTAATAAAGTATCATTATCAAAAACTACTTTGCCTAGACCGTCTGCTCTGAATTCTAAATCGCTGTTTGAAACGGTTGTTCTAACAGTGTTGTTTAATATTTCAATATTTGAAAACTTTATATTATCTTGTGTTACAAAATTTCCTGTTGATAATACTTCGCCATTGTTTGTGTAATTGCCATTATGAGTAGCGTTGCCAGTGTGTGTTAATACTCCGGTAATGTCAGTATCTAATAAATCAGTAATACGATTAACAGTAAAGTTTTCATCAACTTGTATATCATTACTATCGAGGTAAATTATACCTGCGCCGTTTGCTCTAAGATCTAAATTGCTGTTTGAAAGTGTAGTAGTAATAAAATTGTCGTCGATTAAAATGTCGCCGTCACTAATACTATTAAACACTATTGACGAAACTGTAAAGTCGCCAGCGAGTGTTGTGTCACCAAGTACAGTAATATTTTTATTAACAGTTACATCTGTATCAATTAATACTTCGCCTGTGCCTGCGGCACGTAATTCTAAATCACTATTTGATTCAGTTGTAGTAATTACATTATCATCAATTTTAATGTTTTCAAACTGTACGTTATCATTTACAGTTAAGGCATTGCTTAATGTTGTTGTGCCGTTTCTAGTTAATGTGCCGCTGTTATGTGTAACTGAATTTAACGAAACGGTATCATTAGCAGTAACTATGTTACCATATAGTGTACCTGTAACATTCAAATTTTCAGACACATTAACTGAATCTTCAACTAATACTAAACCTGAACCACTAGCACGTAGTTCTAAATCTGTATTTGATGTTGACGTTGTGATAAAATTATTGTCTAAAATAATTTCATTTTGTTCTAATCTATCAAATTGTAATGTATTAGTAATAGTAGCGTTAGTTGTAAAAATGTCATTAACAACCGTTAAACTTTCTGTTATATTAACGTTGGTGTCATTTACTAAAACGTTTCCTGTTCCGTTAGCACGTAGTTCTAGATTGCTATCTGACTCAGTTGAACTAATATAATTTGTTTCAAACCTTACATTATCGCCCTGTAAATAACCATTAATACTTACATCATTAGATACTATTAAATTTCCATTATTTGTATAAGTTCCAGATTCAGTTCTTGTTCCAGTATGTGTAAGAGTTCCTGTGATAGATGTGTCATTTAGTGTAGTATCTTTATTAACAGTTAAATTAGTATCAATTTGTACATCTGTTTCACTCACTATAATCTTACCAGTGCCGCTAGCACGTAGTTCTAAATCACCATTACTGCTTATTGTAGTAATGTAATTTTCTCTAATTTTTATTTGATCTGTAAAGAACTCTTGTGAACTAACACTGTTAATTGCTGTTAGTGATTGGAAATCTAACGCACCTTTAATGTCAATAGTATTTTCAACTGTAACTCGTTCTTCAGTGATAACTTTACCGGTTCCGTTAGCACTTAATTCTAAATCGCTGTTTGATTCTGTTGTCGTGATTACATTAGTATCAATTTTAATATTATCTAAATGTAACGCACTAGTATCAATGTATCCAGTTAAGTTAAAATTTCCTTGTACTAAAGAATTTTCAGTTAAGTTAATAGGTCCTGTTACACTAAACAAACCTAATATCGAAGTGTCTTTAAAGTTTAAAGACGAGTTAGTAATTGCTGTTAAATCATTTGTAATTTCAACATTTTCATCTAGAACAATAGGAGCAATCGGACCTCCAACTTCAATTATTACGGCACCGAGTATAAGATCAAAATTATCGCTTTGATTAATAGTAACAGATGTAGACGATGAAGAAACATGCTGTGTTACATCATAAATGTACTGACCAGGTGCGCCAGGTGTTGGATTATCAATTTTAATTAAAAAGTACTCTCCGTTAACTGTGTTTGTACCTTTTAAATATTGCGGGAATGACTGTGCGCTAATATCCCAAAAGGCTGTATCTAGTTGCAAAATTACCGATGGCTGAAATGCGTCAGGGGAATTATAATTACTGCCAGGCTGGAATTCAAATCTTGATATAGTTGCTGTAGAAGTTATAGATAAAGGCAGTATATCTGTTGTTGAGTTTGTTCTTAATTCTATATCACTATTACTTGTAGCAAAAATATTATTCTGATGTATATAAAGGCCTTCTGTGTAAAATTCTTCTGACGTAACACTATTTGATATAATGTCTGACGTTGTGGTAATTTCTCCAACAGTTAGATCTTGACCCAATTGTACATTATTATTTTCAACATAAAGTTTTCCAGTACCGTTTGCTATTAGTTCTAAACTGCTGTTAGACTTTGTAGTAGTAATTTTATTTCCGGCTATCTTAATATCGTCAAACGGTACTAGATCATCGTTTAGCGATAAAAATCCTGAAAGTGTATAGTTTCCACTTACTGTTTTATTTCCTACTAGATTTGTATTTCCAGTATGTGTTAGTGTGCCGGTTATATCAATATCTTGAAAATTTATATTTCCAAAAGTTAAATTGTTTGCTACTTCAACAGGACTTAAAAATTGTACAATGCCTGTTCCTGCGGCTTCTAGTTCTAAGTTACTGCTAGATATAGTGGTTGTAATTCTATTTTGAAATACTTCGATATTCTCGCCGGCGTATCGCGCAGTATAGATATCTTTCCAACTATCAGTCTCATTACCAAGATTGTATGATTTATCAAATGTTGGTTCGAGATCGATGCTGATCGGAGCATCAAAACTAATCTGTGATCCTCCTCCTTGCTGACTGCTATCACCAAAAGAAACTGCTCCGTTAACAACCATGTCGCCGTCAACTGTAAGACTTTTTTCAATATCAACATCACTATCTAATGTTGTTTGTCCGCTTGATGGCGTTACATTTAAGTCACCGCCTACGGTATTGATATTGTTCTGTGTTAATTGTATATTTCCTGTGCTGACCTGTGAAGCATCAATTTCAGTATTATTAATCCCGTCACTGAAACTTACAGTTGTTATACCACCTACATTTCCGCCGAGGCCGTTTGCTGTAATAAATCCACTACTTTGATCAACTGTAAATGCTTCACCAACTCTAAAGTCGCCATCCTGATCAACACTTTGATAATAAATTTTACCACTGTTTACTTCAATAGTTTCAGTATTTTGTGTAACTAAATTAGGATCATTTTCTACATCTGTTCCAGCACCTATGTAAGCAAAATTATGTTGTATCAAGTACATTAAACATTCATTACCGTCAGCTTCTGCTCCTACATTTCCGTAAACGTTTGCTGATCCAATTGAACGCAATTCAGCACCATATTTTATTGTGCTTCCATCTGGTGTTAATCTACCAAACGGGCCGTTTTGAGCATACAAGCCCCTGCTGGCAAAGTATGTAAAACTATTGAGCCATTCTACTCTAACACCGTTTTTCATATAAAGAGCAATGCTACCTGGTGTAATAAATGTTACACTATGAAATAACATGCTTGCTTCTTTGCTGTATTGTGTTGCTACACTTCCGTCAACAAGAGCTCCTCTACCAGCACTTTCAAAACTGCTATCTGATTTTGTAAGCACTGAAATATTTCTAACATAAGGACTTCTAGTATCAACTTGAAAGTTGTTGGCAAATCTAAAAGCATATCCAGTATCATTGGTACTGTTATAATAAAAGTCTGATACTGTCAAATTTTCAACAGTAGTTTCGCCGTTTAATAAGAATGCGTCTTTATCATTATTACTTGTGTGAGGATAAACTTTAACTCCTCTTATTGATTCTCCTTGAACAGTAACTCCTTTTGGAACTGTTAGTGGAAAAAATTCTTCATAGTTACCTGCGTAAAGATAGACAGTATCTCCAGATGATGCTTGACTTAAAGCGTGTTTAATTGTTTTAAATGGGCCCATTTGATGATCACCAACATTTGTGTCATCGCCCTCAACAGAACTAACATACCAAGTATTACCTGGCCTAGCACTAATAGTAGTAATGCCCGGAACACCAAAGTTTGTAGTTACAAGATACTCACCATTAATAGTTCTCGAATGTACTTCTTTCCATTTTTCTGTAGGGGAACCAATATTGTACAAATCAGTTACAGATGGAAGTATGTCCGATGAAATTTTACCGTACACTGATAATCTATCTTCAGCACTACTGTCTCCGAAAGTTATATCACCATCAAGGGTAACATCTCCAGAAGCATGTAAGTTTTCTGTTATTCGTACATCTGTAAATGAACTGTCATCTGTACCAAACTCGATCCGACCAGTACCATTTGTTCTAATTTCTAAATTAGAATTTGTTACTGTTGTTTGTATGGTACTGTTATTAAAGTTTAAGTCATTGATGGAAACTTCTGTAAAAATTAAGTTTCCTGAATGGGAATCTATTGTAATAGGAATAGAGCCGACAGATGAAATAACACCTGTTTCGCCGTTAATTGTTGTATCAGCAACTTGAAGTAATCCTGAGTCAACAATTAAGTTTGTAGTTACTGATGTACCATCGACTGTGAGTTCTCTAGGAGCAATATCCGTGTTGATACCGACTTTGCCGTTAACAACATCTAGATATAATAAATCATTCTCAACTGCTAAGTCGACCCCGAGTCTCTCGAGGTTTGCTTTTAGCATTGATCCTGAAATTCGCCCTAATGTAGACATGAAATGCTCCTTACATTGTATTTATTGTAAGGAAGGGTAGATTATTGATCGTAGCCGAAATATGTGTAAACTGGCTTTGTATCAGGCACAGCACTTAATA